TCAAAGCGCCGCTAGTTATCTAATTGGCGCAACAACCGTTCTTGCGTTTCCCAATTCGGGCGCGGATACGAGCGGCCTTGCTATTGGTCCTGGTGCGCTCACGTCTCAAACTGCGAATGGCGAACAAAATTTAGCGATAGGTACGAATGCGCTTCATGCCAACACTACAGGAAATACAAACATCGCCATAGGGACCGGAGCACTCGCTGCGGCCACTACCGCGAATGGAAACATCGCCATCGGCATCAATGCGATGGGTAGCGGTTCAACAACCGGAAGCAGTTCTATCGGAATCGGTTTGAATGCCCTTCAAGTCAACACCGGCAGTGTCAACGTGGCCATCGGTCCTGGGGCGCTCGCCTTAAATACTACAGGTTCAGATAACACCGTCATTGGCGAAAACGCCATGACTTCAAACGTGACCGGAAGTACCGAGACAGCGGTTGGGACAATTGCCTGCCAGCAAGAGCTCGCTGGAGGCGCCAGTTGCTTCGGTTACGATTCTGGCAACGCAGCGACTGTCCAAATTGATGCGTTTGGCTCGCAAGCTGCCGCCAATGTCACGACAGGAGCACAAAATGCGGCATTTGGCTTAAACGCTATGTTGGGATCAAGCGGCACTCCAACTACGGGAACGCGGAATGCGGCATTTGGAAATTCAGCGTTATCGAAACTTGTAGGCGCTGGCGCTGGCAACACAGCGGTAGGATATCTGGCAGGGGCACAGGGCGTAAACGCTCTAACGACTGGAACCGACAATATCTACATCGGAGCAAGTACTGCTCCATCTTCAGCCACAGCTACCAATGAAATAGTAATCGGATGGCAGGCTATAGGACAAGGTAACAACACCGCCAACATTGGGACTGCCTCGACGACAGATGTTTACCTCGGCACTTCTCCAACTACAGCGAAGATTCACGCCGGGGCGTACACTACGGGCACTAATTGCTCAAGCAGTGCGGCTCCTGCGGTCTGTGGATCAGCAGCAGCGGGAAGCGTTGTTGTTGCAGCGGCGGGCACCACGGTGACGGTGAACACCACGGCAGTAACCGCGAATAGTCAAATCTTTTTACTGGCCGACGATACTCTTGGTACAAAGTTAGGAGTGACCTGCAACAGCACTCTCGCTACCCTAGTTGGCGGCTTGGCTGTGACGGCGCGCACGGGAGGAACTAGTTTTCAAATCACCAGCGGAACGACTCCCGCCGTCAATCCATTGTGTCTAAGCTACTTTATCGTAAATTAAAGAGCATGGGATAAGGGCCTGATGTCGCCACTTGATTTTCCTCCGAAATGCGATTTCAAGATGGGCGATGGCACGGATTGCCCCGTTCCCGCGTCCCATTACTGGGGATCGGTGATTGCGTGCTGCACGCATTTCGAGCAATTCGTATTGACGCTGATTCGCGTGGACAAACTCCCGGAAAACCCCCAGCACATTGAAATCGTGCACGAGTATAACCGGCAGTGCGGCCGGGATTCGCTGATTCCCGGAACTACTTGCAATTCGGAAAAGAAGCGCGAACCATGATCGGATTTCTCTGGGCGGTGATCGGAGCGGTGTTCGGGGCGGGCGTGGCCTACGCCACGATGCGCAACGACGCCGCCAAGGAACGCGAAAACCGGGAACGCGAGGATTTGCAGATTCGTAAGGATTTGAACGGCCTAGGAGCGAAAATGCGACTAGACGAAGGCCGGGCCGAACGCCGCTGGAAACATATGATCGCCACGCAAATAGAAACTTCGGCAACGATGGGCGAAGCCAAGATTCACGCCAAACTATTGAGGGAAGATGCTTGGAGAGACTGAGCGCGAGGCTCCCGGCAAGGGGCGCTCGCGCGGCAAAGATGGAGGGTTTTATCATGCACAAAGGACACCTGTTTTTTGCGTTGCTGTTTTTCCTGATCGGTTGCGGGCTGCATACTCTGGCGCAGATTGACGCCATTGCGCGGGCCAAGAACACCACCATCAGTTCCCGTATAGAAATCCTGACGGCGCGCTGGCAAACGATCCTGATCCGCACGGCCTGGTCCGTGGCGCTTTTTACTTTGTGGCTGCAAGGGCAACTCGTAGCCGTAATGACGGCGGCCAAGATTCCCGTGCCGGACATGGTTTCCGGCATCCTGGACTTGCACGTGGGCGGTGCCGTGGCCTTCATGGCCGGATACGCCTTTGACAGCGCCCTGGCCTTCGCGCCCTGGCTAAAGAACACCATTCCCCCGCCCATCGATTTCCAGAACGGCGCTTCCACAGCCCCGTCGGTTGACACTTCCAAACCGAAAGGGTAGAAAACCAGTGGCTAGTGGCGAGCGGCTAGAACGTACGAGGCAAGACAGAGTGCAAGAGGCGTGCCGCACAGGACGGGGAACTGGCCACTCATCACTAGCCACTGAGGTTTTCCAAAATGCCTGAGCCTACTTATTTCCAAGATGCGCTGCGCGACATCGGCATGATTCTCCGCGCGGTGGACAAAACGGCCACGCCGGGGGAAAAGATCGTGCGCATCGCCTGGGTGATCGGAAATCTGCCCGAAGCGCTGCGCGAAACCGTGGTAAGCGAAGCGCGGCAACGCGTGGCAGTCGGCTGGGCAGCGGGACGAAAACCTACGGATTGGTGAAAAGTCTATGGAAGAGAACAAAGACACCACGTTTTGTTCCTGTAACGAAATGCTGGCGAAAAACTTACAGTATCCAGGATTGCGAGCAATCACGTTCCGTTGTTCGCTGCACGGCGAAGTCACTATAGACAATCGCCTTCCTCTTTGGGTTTGTCAGCCAAGACAATTCATTTCTCGTCAATTCAAACCGAGGAATTCTGACACTCAATCTAAAGGTCCAAGATGAGGAAAACCCTCTGGACGCTGAACATCGGGAACCTGCCCGAAGCGCTGCGCGAAACCGTGGTAAGCGAAGCGCGGAACCGCGTGGCGGTCGGCTGGGCAGATGGTAAATCCCCAACAGATTGGACGTGACGCATGGGAATCGGCATAGCAATTGAGTTTATGCGGAACGGTCATCGCGTTCTGCGCGATGGCTGGAATGGCAAGAATATGTGGCTCGCCTTGCAGGTTCCCGATGAACATTCCAAAATGACTCTACCGTATGTGTACATGAAAACGGCGGATGGAAACCTCGTTCCGTGGCTTTGCAGTCAAACCGATTTGCTGGCGAATGATTGGCGAGTGATCCCCATTCCGGTAGAAGGTGGCTACAAAGATTGAGAAAAACTCTCTGGACGTTGAATGTAGGGAACTACGCTACGGAACTGTGCGAGCTCACCTATCCGCTGCTGTGGGGATACGCGAAAAAAATCGGCGCGGATTTTCAGATCATCAACGAACGGCGCTTTCCCGAGGCCCCCATCACATACGAAAAGCTACAAATTTTCTATCTGGGCAGAGCCAACGATTGGAATATTTATATCGATTCCGATGCCGTCATTTCGCCCGATATGCTGGACATTACCGAACGCGTGCCCAAAAACACCGTAGCGCACTATTCCACGGATCACGCGTCCAACCGCTGGAAATACGATGAGTTTTTTCGCCGGGATGGCCGGGATATCGGCTCTTGCAATTGGTTCGCGGCGGCTTCGGACTGGTGCATCGATCTGTGGCATCCGCTCGAAGATTTATCTTTCGATCAAGCGCGCGACAATATCCTCCCAACTATGAAGGAACGCAAATCCGGCATCACGCGCGATCATCTGATCGACGATTACGTACTTTCGCGCAACATTGCGCGCTTTGGGCTGAAGGTGAAAACGATGCTGCAAATTCAAACCGAGGATGGGGATCGGGGCTTGTACGCTTTTCACCGGCACACCGTCACTATGGCCGACAAAATAAGGGAAACGCGCGATGGGATTAAGGTGATGGAAATCGGGAACGTGGACGAGTACAGGCAAATCAAGGGCCGCAAATTGAGCGAATGGCTGGAATTGCATGCCGTAGCCAGGGGCGAATCCTGCCGCGCTATGGAGCAGACCATTGGCCGTTAGCCTCACTGTTGACAAGCTGGAAGCGGACGGCACGATTCGCGTGCGTCACATTTTCTTTGGGGAGACAATCGAGGAATGCGAACGGCTGCGCGATCAGCACGCCAGCGGTTGCCAGGCATTCGGTCCGGCGCTCGATCACGACATGGTGATCGAGGAAGAGGAAGAAATCGACGAAATCCCGGAATGGTCGGATGATGACGAGGATTGATGAACCTACTCACTGCAATTCAATCAATGGATAGTTCCGGCAGTTTGGCAGATATCCTCTGCCGACTTACAGACGAAATGCTTGAACAGTTTATCGCCGATTACAATCGCACGGATTATAAGGCTTTCACTCTTTTCGCTGTTCGACTCGCATCTCCTCACACAGGAGTCTTAGACGCAACCCTTCCTTCGCTTAAAAGGCTGGTAGAGCAAACAATCTATATCGTCAATCTGGAAAAGATGCGCCGGGAGGGGCTAGTCACTTTTGTTTTGCCTCGCACAATTCTAGATGAAAAGTTTGATCTGCAATTCCGAGTCACTCTCAAGGGAAGAGAAAAACTCGCCGAACTATCGGCGAAACTTCCATGACCAGTCAGGACATTTCGGCTCTCATTCTTTCCACGGCCACGGCTTACGGCGTCGATCCGCGGCTGGCCCTCGAAGTGGCCATGCAGGAATCGGGCTTGAACGAATCCGCCGTCAGCCCGGCCGGGGCCATCGGGATTTTTCAGTTGATGCCTGCCACGGCCGCCGACCTGGGCGTCGATCCCACCGATCCCACGCAAAACATTCAGGGAGGCGTGCACTACCTCTCCCAAATGCTCTCTAGATACTCCGGGAACGTGAAGGAAGCCCTAGGCGCTTACAATTGGGGTCCGGGGAACATGGACGCGGCCATCGCCGCGCACGGCGCCGCTTGGATCGTCTACGCGCCGCTGGAGACGCAGGATTACATCCAAACGATCCTGGGAAACATCGGCAGCCAATACACCGTGAGCGTGGGCAATCCCCTGCCGCTTCCCGGCGTGCCAGCAACGCCAGGCGCGCCGTCCGTATGGTCGGTAGGCACGGCCTTCTGGATCGGCGGGGCGATCCTGGCCGGATGGTTTTTATTCAGTCTTTTGGAATGAGTTTTTCCGATGAGCCTTTTCGACGGCATTCCCGATACCCCAACGCCACAGAAGGCAACTGGGTTAACAGGGACCGAAGCGAATCGGGCGCACAGTAGCGGAGCCGATCAACTCCGCGAATCAGCGCCTACAGTAGCGACGGTCCCTCGCGAAAAACTGCCGCGCACGCCGATGGACGCCATCGAACAAGGCATCGTGAGAAAACTGCAAGGGTACGTGACCTTCGTTCCCGCCAGTTCCCACAAACGATTCATCCACGATTTGATCCCCGACAGATCGCAACTGAGCGACCGCGGGCGGGCTTACCTGGCCTACATCGCCCACCGTTACAGAAAACAATGGAAAGCAACGCACGAGGAATTTTGTTGGATCGTGCGCTGGGCGAGTTACGGTACACTTCCCAGGCCGAGGCCGGATTCCCAATGCCGATAGAAAACATCTACGAACAGCTTCGCCGCGATGAAGGCGTGCGCAAGTTCCCCTATAGAGATACCGTAGGGAAACTGACCATCGGCGTGGGCCGCAACCTGAACGGCAAGGGACTCACGGACGAAGAAATCGATCACCTCTTAGAAAACGACATTCGGGAAATCACCCTAGAAGCGAATGGAAAACTGCCGTGGTTTCCGGCGCTCGACGGCGTCCGCCAAGGCGTGATCCTGAACTTGATCTTCAACATGGGATTCGCCGGCCTCGAAAAATTTCCAAGATTTTTGCAGGCTGTGGCGCAAGGCCAATGGGAAACGGCGGCGGACGAAATGAGGGATTCGGAATGGGCGCGGCAAGTAGGAGACCGGGCCGTGCGCCTGGAAGAGCAAATGCGCACCGGCGCGTGGGTCTGATCAAGGGCCCTCATGTCATACGAAGCTAGCGGAGTAATTTTTGGCATCGTGCTCGTCATCGTGTTGACGTACGGAGTGCCTTTGTTTTGTTTGCTGGCGCGCTTTTTGGGTTATCCTTGGCGACGGCGGGCGCGTTTTTAACGGTCCCGATCGTGGGCGCGCCGGAATGGGCCAGCATGCTACTGTGGAGATAAAGGGGGAAAGATGAGCGGATTCACCAGTTTTCTGAAACAGTTCGGATTGGAAGTGGTCAAAGCAGCCGAAGGAATCATCGGCTCGCCGAAACTGATCATTCAAACCATCGCGCAAGACAGCGCCGATGTCCGGTCACTCATCAACATGGTCAAGATGGGCGAAGGCATGTGGGCCGCGGCGGGAGCCGAAAAAGCCGGCAGCCAAAAACTTGCCGCGGTGACGCCGTACGTTGCCGCGATGGTGGGAGACGTGGAAGTGATGGCCGGGACGAAACTGGCCAGCATCATCAAGGACCAGACGCAATTCAATTCCGGCGTGCAGGACTTGATTTCCGCGATGGTGAAAATTCTGAACGCCTGCGGAGACTGATGCTCGGGCCGCTTTTCATGGCTTTGTTGTGCTATCTTGCCGGGATGCTGGTTTGCTCGATCTGCACGAATGACTGGTGGAAACGATGACGATTCACTACTTGCTCAGAGCAGTATTTATTCTATTTTTGGGAGCGATAGGTTCGCTGGCAGGGATGTGGACATCCCATATTTTCGCCCAAGAGAAGAAAACCTACGATCTCACGGAGACGCAAACGCTGCGGCTCAAGGTGAAGCAACTGGAATACGTCAGCGCGTTTGAGCACTACCAGCAGGCCGTGGGCGCCTTCAACGCCGAAGTGAAGGCCGTGGAAAAAGAGCACGACTGGCCGGAAACCGTGCAGTTCGATCCCAACACCTTAACTTTTCATGAACCACCGCCCGTTCGCGATGAACCTGCTCAGGGTAAACCGCCATCACCGAAAAAGCAGGATTTGTCAACCCCCACAGGCCCGCCAGTTGAACCTGCCAAAAAACCGTGATGCTAGATAAGGAAATCAAAGACCGGCTGAACGGGGCGATCGACCGCGTGACCATGAGCCCTGAACGGGAACGAATGGCGCGCTACGTGATCGGATTGCTGATCCCGGAAGTGAAGAAACTGATTCAGGAAGCGCTGCGCGAAGAGCGGCGACGTGTTCACTTTTGAACTTTCTACAGGCTCGGCTTCGTGGTATCGTTCCCGAACTGGAGGCACTTATGCGGACGCTCACTTCCCTCGGCCCAAGGTTGGCGGCATTCGCGCTGCAAGTCCGATTGCACAGCTACGGATTTTTCGGCATCGAAGGACTCTTCGGCGTCATCCTCGGCCTGATCTGTTTCATCATCTTCGTCGGAATCCTCTGGAAGATTCTGGAGATCCTGCTTCCGAAGCTGATCACCGATCCCGGCTGGCGGGAAATCATCCGCTGGCTGCTCATTTTGCTGCTCTTCGTCGCTTTCCTGCATTTCTTCGGCCTGTACTAAGCGCCGTCAGTAGTGAACCGTTCGCGTGACCCGCGAAGAAGATGGCGGCATTGGAGGAACTGGCAGACCGGATTCACCAATCGAATTCTGGGGAACATTCACAGCTACCACAGTGATACTTCCCTTCCCCACCGACCAATTTCCTATGGCCGCTTGATCGTGGCCTATTGTTCCCACGAGCATCGGCACGCGCCACAGGGGATGCAGGTAACGATTGCGCACATGCTTTTTCCATTCGTAAGCGGCCACGGCCGCGCCAATATCCACGGCGGCCCAGGCGCCCATCACTTTAGCCGTGGAACGCGATCCGTGATACAACTGCCCTACCTCGTGCATGGTGGAATTGTCTGAAAACGATTTCGCTGTGGAAACTGTGTCCAGCGTCCAGGCGGCGCCCAGCG